TCGAGGGCACACGATGGTGCCCTGGAGAGCCAATCCCCGTCCTCCCTGCACTGGTGGCGAATACCGGCCCAACTCTAGAGGAGGTGACAAGGCGAAGAATTGAACATGGCAGAGTCGGTCATATGCATCCCGATGGTAGTATCACTACTTACCCAACGGAATTGCAAAAAGACAAGACCGTACTCCGTCTTAAGAATCCATGGTTCAACCGCCTTCTATCACCAACAGAAGCTGCGCGGCGACGAGAACAAGTCGCCGCATCCGAGAAGATACAGTTCAAGCAAGAGACCCCTGAGGGATACAGCCGAAAGGAACTCAGCAACTTGCGTGCATATCGATTGGCCAGGTTCTTGACGTACAACAGTCCAAAATTGGCAGGAACTTACCTCCACAGAGTGGAAGTAAATGCCATTAAGGAAAGGGGTTATAAAACCCGGGTTGTATCGTCTCACCCAGCCTATGTCACGCACTATAGTCGCTGTGTTTCCCGTCACCTACTACCAGTCCTAAAGGACTCACTGGTCAGTAGGGACTCACTCCGCAATCTCACAATCGAGCTGAAGAACAAATCGGATCAAGCCGTGCTTTACAGCGCGGACTTGACCGCAGCTTCCGATTGGATAGATCACACAGTGGGTCAGGCTGCTCTCAAGGGAATCCTCGAGGGTCTTGGGGTACAACATGCCGAGATTATGAGCGCACTGCGTTGTCTCGAACCATACCGCATCAACAACGAGGGTAAATACAAAGATCGTATTACCACCCGTGGAGCGCATATGGGTCTAGGAACAACATGGACAGTGCTATCTATTCTCAACTTCTTTGCTGCCAGGGCCGCTGGGGCGCCAATCGGATCATTTAAGATCTGTGGTGACGACCTCATTGGGCTCTGGACCAGAAAACAAATCGCATTCTACGAAGAGGCGATCGAGGACCTCGGACTGAAACTCAACAAAACGAAGAGTTTCATAGGTCCCCGTGGAGTTTTCTGCGAGAAGTTGATAGAGATAACTCGGCAGTTCAGGGGACGACAGACTGTAGCGGAGCAGGTACCTGTTCCTCAACCAACACTCAAGGAGTGCTGGCCCGAGAAGGAGAGGTGTGATCCCCAACAAGTCTCGCAGCTTAGGCAGCTTAGCAACACGAAAACGGTGTTCAAACCGGTACGTGAGCTTTGCTCCCAAGCTATCAGGCGAGCGAGTCGGGCACTCTCTAACCTTCCCATGGGGCCAGTGGCCTATGGTGGGCGTGGCGAAGGAAAAATCAACCCCCTTCACGTCAAGAGCAAGCTCAAGACGTTCCTTATTCGGGGTCCTTTCTCCATTCGCCGAGACGTGGGCTCGTCAGCTCTCAAGGACAGAACCGAAATTTATCGGTTCGAGAGAACGACGAACCCCGCCCACGGCCGCACGCCTTATGAGGATGTGTTGGTGAGCGAGATGATGGCCGACCGAGAGAAGAACGTTGTCAATATGTTCAAGGACCTGAAAGACAGGTTCCAAGAAACATATGAGGATGAAATGGCTCCCCCTTCCCGTGCGCTAACGCAGAGATGGAAGGAGTATGAGCGGGCAAAGGCAGGAAAGCCTTTGTCTAAATTCACCCACAGAGACAGTCTCAAGGTATGGCAAGCCGGAACCAGAGGAATCACTATGATCGAAGCGATTCGTGGCAGCCGGTTCATCAATGCTCGAACGAGGTACCGCTTACTGAAAATCGAGCAGAACAGCAAACTCAGAAACAACTCGGCACTATGGCAATCCAAGATCGAGAGGATCGCCAAACGCACTCCGGTGCAATATGTTCCCACGAACGTATTATTGCAACACCCTGTGGCCAACAA